GCTTCATTGTGTAGATTGTGGTGACTTCATCGAGGACGCTCGCTCGATGCTTGGGTACAAACATTGTCTTGAGTGCGGCGAGTTCTACGCTGCGCTGGAACGTGGTTCGTGGTGTGTGGTGCAAGAGTACGGCAAGGGCGGCTATCAATACGTGCCCCAGAGTGCTGCGTTCACCACGCTGCGCGAGACTAACCAAAAGAATCCGAGGTAGACCATGCGCCGCGAATACTTTGTGCGAACCAAAGACTTACTAAAAGTTTTAGACATTGTCGGCAACCACAGCAGATGCCGAAAGATTGCACGTGATTTATACGTGCTGATGCTGGAAGAAACTGTTGCAGGTAGAGCGGGCCAATTGATATGGGAGAAAACAAAATGAGCATTTATAACGGCTGGACCAACTACGCCACGTGGCGCGTAAATCTTGAGATGTTCGACGGCCTGAATCCTAATGAAATGGGTTGGGACATTACGAACGCGCGCTACCTTAGGGCTACGCTGAAAGACTACGCCGAGGACTACATCACCGAGACCAGCATCGAAGGTTTGGCGCGGGACTACGCGCTTGCTTTTTTATCCGACGTTGACTGGCGCGAGATTGCCGAGCATATGGTCGATGACTACTGTGAAGAAGAGGAGGAAGAGGAATGACTACATCAGGACAAGCGATGTCTGAGGCGCTGCGCCTGCACAATGAAACAGGGAACAACTACATCGTTGCCGAAAAGAACGGCAAGCACAACGTCTACCTCGACTCTGAATTTAGTCGGGAACTCATCAAGAAGAACGTGGAAAAAATTATCTACATAACGCCACGCCAACAAGGAGACTGCAATGGATGAGCTGCAAAGGATTAGCAAGATAGATTGTTTTTGTATTGGTGCGCTGGCCGGTGCTGTCGCCGCAGTGTTTACGATTGTCTTAATGAATCAGGCGAACGTCGCGTTCCAACTAAAGGCTTTGTCGTGCCACGAATCAGTGAGCACCGGAGTCAATTCATACATCTGCTACGTGGAGAACTGAGAAATGAAGGACGAATGGATTGATGCACTGCGCGAGATGCGTGGCAGTGGTTGGGCCGTTATCGCATGGGTTCCTGAAGAGTTGGGCGATGCTGACCCCGGCTTGGTTGAAGACCGCTGCGTAGAATTGGGATGGGAAATTATTGACGCATTAAAATCCGTTGACACGCGCGAGGGAGAGTGAAAAACGCACAAGCAACCGGTAGTGGAAACACTTGACATTGTCAAGTAGATGTGGTATGATGTAGTCGTTGTCGTGGTACGTGTGTTTTACCTGTGCTGTATTTACTAAACCGTTTAGGAGATTGTGATGTCTGTGATTAATTTCGGCAGTTCTGTTTCGCTGAATGAGTTTGCGAATTTGGTATCTACCGTGGGCAAGTCGGTGACTGTGATTGGTCAGGGCGAGCCGGGTATCGGTAAGAGCGCAATGCTAAAAAAGATTGTGGCAATGAACCCTGAGTATGAGCCTGCGTACATCGACTGCACGCTGTTAGACCTAGGCGACTTCGCTCTACCATACACACAAGAATACGACGGACTAAAAGTCACGAAATTCGCACCCAATGCGCGGTTCAAACTTCATTCCAAGAAACCTGTAGCTGTCATGCTTGACGAGGTCGGCAAGGGGATTAAGCCTGTTAAGAATGTCTTGCTGACTCTGATGTTGGAGCATCGCATTGGTGATGTGTATCTGCCTAAGGGCAGCATCGTGTTCGGCACGACTAACCTAGCAAGTGATGGTGTGGGCGACTCGCTCGAAGCGCATGCACGGAATCGTGTTTGTTTTGTTACTGTGCGCAAGCCTACGGATGGGTTCTTGTCAGGAGGTGGTGTCGAAGATGGTTCGTGGGGCCAATGGGCATTGAACAACAACATCGCACCGGAGATTATCGCATGGGTCAAGCAATTCCCGCAGGCACTGGCATCGTATGCGGACGAGGGGCAGCGAGACAACCCCTACATTTTCAACCCGACTCGGGCCGGTCAAACGGCTTTCGTCACGCCACGTTCATTGGAGAAGGCCTCCGATATTGCAAAGCAGCGCGCTATTCTTGGCGACAACCTTACCATCACGGCTTTGTCCGGTACAATTGGTGAGTCTGCGGCCCGCGACATGCAAGCCTTTTTTACGGTGGTCGATAAGCTCCCGACGTGGGACGTAGTCATTAAAGACCCTGAGAACACCAAAGTTCCCGAGGATACGGTTGCCAAATGTATCTTTGTTTTCAGTGCCTTGGTGAAAGTTCAGAAGGATACGTTCGCTTCGTTCATGAAGTATTTGCAGCGGCTCGACCCCGAGTGGCAGGCTCTATTTGCTAAAAGCATTATCAAGTCGGAGAAGCAGACGATTGCGATTAGCAATAAGGAGTTCAAAGATTGGGCACTGAAGAATCAGTATCTGTTCTGAGAGAAGGCGACCTGTGTGCGTGGAAGAGTTATGTGGTCGTGGTGTACATGGATTTCGGTACGGGCTATGTCATGGGTAAATACCAAACCGCGAAGCACAGCGCGTTCACGCACCTGTCTATACCAACAGATGAATTAGTTTTAATTGACCCAGTGTTATACCCGCTGTACGGGTACGAAAGGAAAGATGATGAAGGTGTTGCTCGGGAATATCGAATTTGGTGAGTTTGTTTGCGACGGCGAGATTGTCGAGATGGCTATGCTGCATAGGCCGTATCGGATGCTTACACTGGATGATGATGTAGCGGAGACAGTTGCTAAAAGTCTGGTGGCCGAGGGCAAGTATGCACAGTATGTAATCCCTGACTTGTTTGATGGTGAAGTATGCGTATCGTGGAGGAAAGAAGATGGAGCCGACTGATGCACGGGCAGCACAAGAATGTTCTGAGGAGATATTCCACAGTCTCAACAAGCACTACCGAGACAGTCCGGACATGGCGATATCGTTACTAATTTATTTAGTAGTCAGGGCATCAAGCAGTATCAACGCAGACCCGCAGCAAATCATCGAAGCACTAACGCAGGCGTTTCAGATTCAGGCATTGATTGACTTGGAAATCCCAAGCGATTTCGTAAACTAGGAGAGTGTGATGGCAAAACTTACTGCTGAGCAGCGGATTCAGCGTGCTCACGTGTGGCTGATGAATGAGCCAAGGTATTGTTTGTATTCAGGTATTTTCATGTTGGGCAAGACTAGCGTGGATGATGCTGTGCCTACTGCTGTAACCAATGGTCGAGATGTTATGTATGGTCGCAAGTTTGTAGAGGGGCTGACCGACCAAGAGATTCGTGCGTTAGTGCTGCACGAGAATCTGCACAAAGCATTTCGCCATCTGACCACGTGGAAGAATCTGTACAAACAGAACGCGCAGAAAGCAAACATGGCGTGCGACTACGTTATCAACCTGATGATTTATGACTCTGACCCAAGCGAGCGTGACGTTAAGTTGCCCGAGGGCAGATGTCTGGACGAGCAGTACCGCAGCATGAGCGCCAAGCAAGTCTACGATGTGTTGTCAGATGATGACGGCGATGAGGGCGGCAGTGGGTTCGACGAGCATGATTGGGATGGGGCAAGCGAGTTGTCCAAGGAAGCACAAGAAACTCTGTCCAAGGAAATCGACCAAGCTCTACGTCAAGGCATGATTCTCGCAGGTAAGATGAAGGGCGATGTGGATAGAAGTATTACGGAGTTGCTGACCCCAAAGGTTGATTGGCGTGAGGCACTGCGGGACTTTGTTACTTCGTTCTGTCAGGACAAAGATGTATCCACATGGCGCAAACCAAACCGACGGTGGGTGGACCAGAATGTTTACTTGCCGTCGCTTGTCGGTGAGTCGGTCGGGCCGCTAGTAGTTGCTGTAGATACATCAGGTAGTATCGATGGGCCTGTGCTGAACGAGTTCTTGACCGAGGTAGTTAGTATCTGTAACACCGTGGTGCCGGGGTGTATCGACCTGTTGTATTGGGACACTCAAGTTGCACGCCACGAAAAGTATGAGCCGGACAGTTTCAGTAGTATCATGCAGTCAACCAAGCCGCGCGGTGGTGGCGGCACTAACGTATGTAGTGTGTTTGAGTATGTGAAGGGCAAGGGCATGAAGCCCGAAGCTGTTGTTGTGTTGACCGATGGCTACACCCCGTGGCCTGAGTCAGTTGATGTACCTGTGTTGTTTGCAATCAATACGGATAAGGTCGCACCTGTCGGTAAGACTGTGCGTGTTGGTTGATTTACTAAACCGTTTAGCAAATTGGAGAATTAAAAATGATTCAAGATAAATCAATGCTCGTTGACCTGTCGATTTCCGCATGGTCGGGCAAGAAGATGGACAAGCAAGTATCGCAAGAGATTGACGCTGCCAAGAACACGAAGACCAAGGCGGGCAACTACTCTAAACATCTTTTGGCAGGTACCGACAAGCTGGAAGTTGTAACGAAGATGGCCGCCAACATTCGCAATTGGCATTGTCAACAGACACTACCTTGGTCGGACTTGGGTTCGCGCTTGTTGCCGATGAAGAATTTCTTTGACTACAAACAGATTCTTAATTACCACGAGCAGCAGTTCAACGATGCAGTCGAAGACTTTCTTAATGAGTACCCGACCCTTGTGTCTGCCGCTGCGTTCCAGTTGGGCGACTTGTTCAATCGTGACGAGTATCCAGACGTAGAGACGCTGCGCAGTAAGTTTCGTATCAAGTATGTGTTCTTGCCCATCGCAGACGTTGATGATTTCCGCGTGAAGGCAGGGGACGATACCGCCCAAGAACTTCGGGAACAATATGAAAAGTTCTTTTCAGATAAGTTGGAGGAAGTCACCCGCGATTTGTGGGGGCAGTTGCATGGCACCTTGACCAAGATTAGTGAGCGACTGGATTACGACGAAGGCAGCAAGAAAATCTTCCGTGATTCTATGTTCACCAATGCTATGGACCTGTGCGCCATGCTTACCAAGCTGAACGTGACCGAAGACCCGAAGTTGGAGCAAGCCCGTCAGCAGTTGGAGAAAGCTATCGCAGGTGTAGATGCTAGGGATGTGCGCGATAGCGATGCTATTCGTATGGATGTCAAGAAGAAGGTTGATGACATTCTCAGTGCGTTTGACTTTTAAGGGGACCAATCATGTACGGACGTGAAGCGACGAAACAAGAGTATTCAGTACCGCGTAGCACCAAGGAAGTGTATGGCCGGTATCTAAAGTTTGAAGACCCGGTGCCTTGGTATAAGCGTGAGAAAACATTGGTGGCGTGTATGTGCGCTGTAATTTTAGTTATCGCGTTTGGAATTTTTAAGGGGTACATCCTGTGATTAAGTGGACCGGAGAAACTGGCATCGAGAATTGCCGGTACAAAAATCTTATTGACTTTTACAACGCCATCAAAGCAAACGCGGTTTATCCTTTGCATATCTACGCCGAGCCGCGAAGCGTAAACATAATGGATAATAAATTCGGCGCGATTTGTTTTTATGATTCGCGCGTTAGTCCGCCGTTTCTAGTGGGCACAATTGATTACGACGGCGACAATTATATTGTCGTTTCAGACTTGATTAAAAATGAGAAGTTTGCGAGATATAACAATGACTTCCACAGCAAACGGTCAAAAGATATTAAGAAAGCTCTGAAGGTGGCGCTGACTTATATTCGTCCGGCGTCTTGGGAATTAGTAGCACAAAGCTCACGCAGAGATATTAGGACGCATCTAGCCGAATGGAATAACAAACCGGCGCAAGCAATTGATTATCACATTAGATATCAAATCTCAAGAGATATTGTTTATGAAGAGATTATTAAGACAATGGAGCAGGGCGGTGAATTTAAGACAGACGCGTTTAACAATGCAATAAAAGTAATTCTTGAGAACCGCGAGGAAGTTAAACGCCGCGAAGCACTAAACCTTACGCACTTGTTTGTTTTTATAAACGCGCAGGGGATGTACGAATCAAACGTATGGACTGGGGCCAAGTCGGACGATGAGTTACCGGAAGAAGTTCGCATGAAGCTAGGCATGCTCAGGCTGCTCGACGAGCCAAAAACAAACAGCAGTGGTGCGATTCTGGACGAGGTAGGTACTCGATGCGGCAATTATTTCTGGGTTTTTGTTGAAGAATCTACTCACAAACTATTGACCGGCGGCACAAATGCGGATAGAGTTTAGTTGTAAATTTTATGGGGACTACCATGTTTGAAGAATTGGAAGAGCGGGTCCGGGAGTGGGCGTTTGAGCGAAACATTCCACAACATTCCACGCCCAAGGCGCAGTTACTAAAAGCGGTTAGTGAATTGGGCGAGTTGTGTGATGCAGAGATTAAGGATGACCGTTACGGCCAGATTGATGGTATTGGCGATGTGCTTGTGTGCTTGATTATTTATTGCCAGATGCGTGAGTACACGATGACTGGATGCTTGCAGTCGGCGTATGAAGAAATCAAAAACCGCAAGGGCAAGATGGCGCAAGGCGGCGCATTCGTTAAGGAACTGTAATGACTGCTAAGAACCCGTATCTGCGAGGGATGGACGGTGAAGAGCCGCTCGAACTTGCTGATGACACAGTATGTTTGTCTGACCACAGCATGACGTTCTTGATGAACCACAAGTGCAAGGACAAGCTACCCAAAAAGATTGCACATGTAAAAGATATTTGTGGCACCACGCGCAGGCTGATGGTCAAGGTCTGGGTGGCCGCAGAGAAGGGGCCAATGAAGTATTGGGCAGACATGACAACAGGCACGCTGTACACCGACGATGGTGTATGTATGTCTTCAATAAAGCGCGAAATAGTTAAGTGGGTGCGGTATCGTAAAGATGAATGGGAGCGGCGCAAGCGCGTCGCATATGGCGAAGTACCAGTATGGAACGAGGGGATTTGAGATGCGAGTAACTTTTGAGATGGAAAGCGAACAACTAGACGCCATAATTATTAAAGAATTAGAAAACCGCATAGAAATTTGCTATTCCGATAGCAGTTGGTGCGAAGACGACGATGGGTACAACGAAGAACTTAAAGAAGCATTGTGGATTGTGCTCGAATACTACACTAGCGAAAACCAACTAATACAGTTCAAGAACTTTATTGAAGCTAAATATGGGGACGGAGAACAAGATGAAATTTGATGTGCTCAACTGTATTGAGACTGACCGTGGGCTAATCGTTAGTCTTGATGTTGACGAGGAAGGTCGGCAGTATTTGATTGAACGTGGGTTCAATGCCTTGCTAATTGATGTAGTCAATCAAATGGAGAACGACCATGAACGAGAAACGCCGGAAGGCATTTGATGATTGGTGGTTGTTACATGCAACGCCCGAAGGCCGGACCACGCCCAGTGCAATATGGGAAGCCGCATGCGACTGGATGCTAGAAGAAGTACGGTGGAAGGTCGAGAAGATGATGGAACGTGACCCGCATGAGTGAGAAAGTAAATCACCCAGCACATTACACAGCAGGTAAAGTAGAGTGCATCGATGCGATTGAGTCTGCTACGATAGGTTTGCAAGGTATTGAAGCTGTTTGCACGGCTAATGCTATTAAGTATCTGTGGCGTTGGAAGTTTAAGAACGGTGTCGAAGACCTCGCCAAATCAAAATGGTACATTAATAAACTGGCTAAACATCTATCGGAACACGACCATGAGCAGAGTTGAATACGCCCTCGCCGAAGCACAGACAGCAGATGACGTTGTTATTATTTGTTTTGATGAGGTAGGCGAGATGTCTTTGCATTCCACGATTACTCGTGGGCCAGAGATTCTTTGGGCACTTGAACTTGCTAAAGCACAAATTCTTGAGATGGGACAACCGGAGGACGCGTAATGTCTGATTTTATGCAACGGCAGTTTGATATCAGCCAAGAACTTATTCGGTTGATGAACCGCGAACACGAGCAGCGCAGCCGTATGTTTGAGAAGTACGAAAGTGAACTGCAAGAAAAAGACCGATACATCGCAAAGCTAGAGGCCACTATCCAAGCACTGGAAGTTCTGACCAAAAAGTAGGAGCTATCATGTACATCTGGTTTAATCTATTGTTATTTAGCGGTGGGCACTGGATGTACATAGATGTATTTGAAACTTTGGAAGAGTGCCAAGACGAGCGCAAGATGCAGGAAATTATTAACCCCGGCGACTATTATTGTTTTCCGGCACAAGTGAAGAAGTCATGAAACACGTAATTAAAAAGAACACACCCGAAGTACAAGTAGGGCAGCGGTACCGTTTGCCGTCCGGCGCCATTGCAGTGGTAAAACATTTGCGGGGCGAAGCAGAAGTTGGGCTTGAATATGAAAGTCCGAGGTATACCCAAAGTGGGGGCCGCGTAGAAGAAGTGGCTATGAGTATGTCTAACGTGAGGTCTATTTGCACTTATGTCGGAACTTCCGAAGTTTAAGTATGTTGTGCACGATGAAGACGGGCCAGTCAGAAAGTTTGCCAGCAAAGCAGAAGCCAAACGATGGGTAGCGGGTAGAAATGAATTAACGCTGTTAAAAATCCCGCAAAATAAAACACCATCTATATTTGAAACTTCTGAAGAAGCATTATTTTGATATGGCAAAGACGCCCGAAAAGAAAGTAAAAGACCAAGTTACTAAAATGCTTAGTAACAGCAACGCATACTGGTTCTACCCTGTGATGGGTGGGTATGGGTCTTCCGGTATCCCGGATATTGTCGCGTGCTATCGCGGCGTGTTTATTGGTATTGAGTGTAAGGCTGGGGACAATAAGCCAACAGCGTTGCAGATGAAGAATCTAAATCAGATTTCCGATGCTGGCGGGTACTCCGCAGTTATTAACGAATCAAACATTGAAGACTTAAATGCACTCCTCGCCAGAATTGACGCAGAAAGAAAAGCATTTAATTAAGGCCCGCCACAAATACAAAACGCGGCGCTTGGACATACTGGAATTTTTAATTAAGCGACCGCTTGGGTCTAGCACCTTGCAGATTGCGCAGGGTATTGGGGTCAGTTTGATTTCGGCTAAACGCTATATAGCCAAGCTGAAAAACGATGGGGATATTGTGCTGCTGCGGTCAGAACCCATCAAGGGCGTATCAAGGAAGCCAATAAACTATTACGTAATATCGAATGAAGGAATGGTTGTATTAACCGAAGGGGAATTAGATGGATTACTTAAAAAATCTTACTAGCCAGTTGGATTTGTTGAACGACGAGTTTGATTTGGACGTAATCGACCTAAAAATCCTTATGGTTCTTGCAAGCTGTTGGAAAGATGATAGAAAAATCCGCGTAACCGACATCACTTTGGGCGGTAAAATAGCCTCACCCGCGACACTTCAGAATAGGGTTACTAAGACTCTGGTTGACGCCGGACTCATAGAACTACAAACAAACCCTGACGACGCGCGAGAAAAGCTGATTGTCCAAGGCCCGCACTACGAGCGGTTCGAGGATTTTCTAAATGACATTTACATGAAAGGCATCACATGAACGCAACCAATCACGACGGTCTCTTTGATTACGCACCCATTCTTCTCAAGATGGACAAGCTATCCAAAGAACTTCACGAAGCCTGCCTACACAAGCAATACGAAGGCGCTTTGGATATGACTAATGAGATGGTTGTGCAGACTCGCATGCTCCGTGCTTGGTTACTTGACAAAGAGGCCGCATAGAAAATGGACGAAAACAGCGTATCAAACGAGGTACGCGCTCTGCTGGAGAGGATGGATAATTTTCCGCATGAGTTCTATGGCCCCCGCGCACACTGGCGGGAAGAATTTATGGACACGTTCTGCAGTGACATGCAAACACCTTTGGCTTTCCTCCTCACAGCAGAGGAATTCGTTCTGTTAAAACAAGCATATAGACGCTTACTGCGTAAATACTTCTCTGAGGAAGTGGTTGAGAGAATTATCAATCCGACTCAAAGGGGGCTTGAGTATTAATGGAAATCGTCACCGTTGACTTCGAGACATACTATGACAAAATTTTCTCGTTATCTAAAATCACTACTGAAGAGTACCTCCGAGACCCAAGGTTTGAAGTCATTGGCGTCGCCGTCAAAGTCGGAAACCATCCAACTGACTGGATTAGCGGCACTCACCCCGAAATCCGAAACACGCTGCACGGGATTGATTGGTCGAACAAAGCTGTGCTGGCGCACAATACAATGTTTGATGGCGCGATTCTGTCATGGTTGTTCGGCGTTCGCCCAAAAGTTTTACTGGACACTCTCTGTATGGCACGGAGTATTCATGGAGTCGAAGCTGGCGGCTCGCTTAAAGCATTGGCCGAGCGATACGGAATCGGCGAAAAAGGAACAGAAGTAATCAATGCGCTAGGTAAACGCAGGGTAGATTTTACGGCTGAAGAACTTGCGCGATACGGCGAGTACTGCAAGAACGATGTCGAGCTTACCTATAAGTTGTTTGAGATTCTGTCGGAAGGCTACCCGAGGCAAGAGCTGAAGGTCATCGACGCCACGCTCAAAATGTTTACTGAACCGGTGCTGGAACTGGACATCCCGTTGCTTGAGCAACATCTGCTGGACGTGAAAACTAAAAAAGAAAAGCTGTTGGAAGCAGCGACGGCAGACAAAGATGTCCTGATGTCAAACGATAAGTTTGCAGAGTTATTGCAGCAGTTGGGGGTTCAGCCCCCGACCAAGATTAGTGCGCGTACTGGCAAGGAAGCATGGGCGTTCGCCAAGACTGATGAAGAGTTCAAAGCATTGTTGGAGCACCCCGACGCTAGAGTGCAGACCCTTGTTGCTGCTCGCCTTGGGACCAAGACAACGCTGGAAGAGTCGCGAACTGAACGCTTCATTAACATCGGCCGCCGAGGATTGATGCCAGTACCCTTGCGATACTACGCGGCACACACCGGACGGTGGGGTGGTGACGACAAAATTAATCTGCAGAACCTGCCGTCGCGTGGCGCTAACGGTAATAAATTAAAACAATCAATCCGCGCACCAGCCGGGTATTTGCTTATCGATTCGGACTCATCGCAGATTGAAGCGCGTATCTTGGCGTGGCTTGCTGGTCAGGACGATTTGGTTACTGCGTTCGCCAATGGTGAGGATGTGTACAAGATTATGGCGTCCAGCATCTACGCCAAGCCTGTAGAAGAAATTACGAAGGAAGAACGGTTTGTTGGTAAG